GAATTCCTCTGTGAGGCTCTCTTTGTCTTTGAAAAGCAATTCTAAGTCTTCTTTGACTTTAATGTTTGCCATTGTGTGAAGTTTAACAGGGGCAGCTGCACTACCCTTTGCAGTAATAGATGATTTGTTTCCAGAAGAATCCATCAAGCCTTTGTAAGCCTTAGAGGCTTGGCCTGGTGTCATCTTGGAGAACATGTCTACCACGTTTTGAATTACGCCAGTTTTACCTAACTTAGGCATTGGCATAGCGTTTGTCTTATCCGCTTTCCTACGTGAAGAACCAGTATCGATTGGGTCGGCCACACTAGAGTCCTCACCAGAAGCCTGGAATTCAACAAGCTCTTCTTCTTGTTCTTCAACGTCGTCAGCGGCTTCAAGAATTTCATCGTCGTCAGTCAAGGATTCTAAGTCCTCAATCTGCTCCTGAGCTTCTTCTCTTGCCATTATTGACTCCTATAGTTTGTCATTAAACTTATTTATAATTTTGCTGTTTTTTATAGCGATTTTAGGTATTTATCGAATAGTCTTAACGCTGATTCTTGAAGTTCCTTACTCGACTTCCGTCCTAAATCTTTCGTTTCTTCCACAACTTTCATTGCGTTGAAATGTCCAGATGCAGCGTCATATACCCAATCGACCCCTTCCATCACTCCATTAACAAATGCTTGAGGTGCTGAGGGATCAGCCACAATATCTGCAGCCGTAGAAAGCATGAAGTCATCTTGTACTACTTGACATCCTGCCTTCTCTCTTAGAGTACCCATACCACGGCTTGAAACTCCCAATTGAGCACCTTCATCAATTAAGTTTTTGACAATATTACCATACGGGGTATCTAATATCTTAGCTTTACCAACCCAGTTATTACCTTCTTGGTTCAAGCTCTTGATCATATGGGATGCTCTTTCCAAGTTTATGGTCGGTCCATTAGGATGACCAAGCTCCCCAAATGCTCTGTTTTTTGAAATATACTCAGTATTATAACGGGCAACCTCTTTGGCCATTGTGGCCATAGGATACATTCTACCGTTACGATTTTTTAATTCTGATTGAAGGAACACACCTTCTAAGAAGTGGCTCTTTTGTTTTGTCTCTTCATCGATCTGGACTCTAACATCAACAGTTTCGATCAATTCTGTTACGAGTTTCATTATTCGCTCCCTCCAGCAATCGGAGTTATGAAACATGTTGCAACATTAGTGTGTAATGAAACAAACAGCCCAGTTGATCCGAGATCTAAATTAACAGCTTCTCCACCATCTAAGTTAATTGTCTTAACAACATTTGAATCTGTAGTACCAATTTCAACATTAGCAACAGATGTAGCATGTGTGTTAACAATCCTTACATACCTGTGAGTCTGTTCTGTGTGTGTTGCGTTTAAAACAGCTGTATTGGCTACCACTTTGATCATGCTACACTCCTTACCCACTCAAGCAAAGATGAATTGGTTTGTCTGTTCTCATTGAACAACGCATCAAATTGTTCTTGATGGTCTTCAGAAAGAGACTCATACACCTCATCAATCAGGTCACAAAGATCGTCTTCAAGTTCAATCTCTGATCCGTCATGCAATTCAAAGATGTTAATGAAGTCTTCATCTTCTTCAACTTCTTCTGTTGACATTTTATTTGCTGTCGCATACATAACTGACTTAGCTTCGTCGCCATATCTTTTTACAAAGTCAGACTTGTTACGCTTCATAGCAGTAACAATTTCCTCTGCCTTCTTATTGGCAGCTGCTTCGTACATTTCTGAACCGGCTTCATTCTCTTGATCAGCTAGTCGTTTCTTTTTGGTTTGTTTAGCACCGGAGAAGATAGCATTTTTATCTCCAGCATTTTTTTCTGGAACAGGATAGTCCGTTTTTTGTACAACATGCTTGTCTACAAAAGCCTTCTCGCCAGGTTGAACTACGTTTTTATAAGAAACGTTTTGTCCTTTGTCCTGACCAGGAGTCGGAACTATTTCAATTTTAGTCCGTTCCGTCAACTGTTTCAGTTTCTTCGCCATCTGACTCCTCGTCCTCTACGGTTTCGACTTCTCCAACAGGATCACCTTGTTCTTCTGGGCCTAGCTCCATTGCTGGTGCATTAGTAGGATCCAATCCTCCCAGTTTAGCTGCAACTGCTTGACGGATTGAATCTACTTTATCGTTTACCCTGTCAACCATAACTCCAGAAAAATAATCGGCGAAAGCCGTTGGTTCTCCTTTGTTAGCAGCATCAATCATATCTTTAACTGTCGGTTCTGCCATAGTTTATCTCCATTTATTTATATTTATCAGTCACTGGGGGGACCCTTTTCACCATCAATACCGTTGGTCCCGTCCGCTGGATCTGCTAAAGCTGCGTCCATTTCTGTACTTTGATCAGCTTCAGTATCCATTTGACCTTGCATTTGATCAATTTCGTCCTCTGTCATCTTGAATACATTACGTTTTACCCAATCAACAGAGAAGTACTTACCAACAAAAGCATCCATTGCATTTGCTGTATTGATTCTTTCGTTAAGGATTTCATTCTCCTTGAGCTCTGAGAAGTAGTTATCGTGTTTGAAATCATACTTGATATCACGTTTGATCTCATCAAACTCTTCTGGAGTCATGTGTCCTTTTAATACTAACTGCTTTTCAAGTGCTCCATCGAACAACATTGAAAAGCGCATTCTTAATCTTTGTATGAACTTTTGAAACTTTACTTCGTCTCTATTGATCTCTGTAGCTCTACCTAATGTCATACCTGTTTCTGGTTCTAATCTTGATACAGGTACATTAAGTGACTTGAACATCTTCTTTTGGAAGTAAAGTACATCATCCATCTCACCAAGATTTTGACCACCCGGCAGTGTAGTGATTTCAGTACCACGACCACCTTCCCGTCTTGGCAACCAATAGTCTTCAAGCATCGTCATGAACTTACGATCGTCTCTGATTTCACCAGTGGCGGCATCGTAGATCAAACGATTTTTGTGTTTAACCATCATGTCTCTAAGATATTGCTCTGCTTTCATCTTGGGGAGGTTACCAACATCGATATAGAATATACGCCTTTCGGGTGCTCTTGCTATCCGGTAGATGACCGTTGCGTCTTCTAATATTCTCAGTTGGTTTAAAGGCTTGATAGCTTTATGTAAGTGAGATAAAACAAGACGATTGTCCTCACTCATAACTCCTGATGTGCAATGCAAGACTGTGTCCTTGGCAATCTTTACACCTTGATCTTGACCTGCGGACGTTGGACTGCCACCAGGATAACCAACAAACCCTTTATCATTGTACAAGAAGAACTCATTGATATGTCTTTCTACTTGTACTTGTGTTCCAGGAATTCGTTCTTTTTTGTTCTCTCTGACTTTTTTAATTTTTCTAGGGTCGATATATCGTAGCTCCTTGATACCACTTTCGACATCATTAGGATCAATGATAATATGATAAAACATTCTACCATCAATATACCAATGCCTAGCAACTTCGTATCCCTTCTCGTTAAATTCTAGAAGGTCTAATACGTACTCAAATTCTTTTTGGATAACTTTCTTTGTGGACGCAGATAGACCTTGTATCATATCAAGATTGATATCAACAATTCTATTACGTTCATCGTATACAATAAACTCATGTATAATATCATCGATGGCCATGTCACACTCAGGTTGCATGGACATTCGACGATATCTAGTTATTAATTCAGCTTCTGTTCGTGTTGCACCCTCAAGGTCAACATATGTACCATACATGCCTCCAGTTGAGACATTATGTGCACCATCGTCTAGTTGCAAAGGAGCGAAGGAGGCTGTTTCCTCCTTCGACTCCCTCTTTATTTCAAATCCGAATAAAGTAGCCATAATTCACTTTCTTTAATAATATATTATTAGTTGCCACCAGCGTTTCCGGTGATACCTCCATCTACTTCCCACCAATCGTATTGGAAAGTTACTGTAAATTCTTCAATTGTATCGGTTGTATTCCAATCAAGGTCAATTGTGCTGACCTCAATAGGCCACATACCATTGAAGGTATATTGGCGCAACGGTGTACCAACTTTTGCATATTGGATAACCTGGGCATTTTCTTTGTATAGAGCTGGAGCCGAAGTTCCAAAGGACCTTACGTTACCAAGATGAGTGTTGATGTTTTGCATCCACTCTTCCATTGCGTTTCTGACGAGGAAGTCCTCATCGTTAACTACCGTAATAGTCCACTCTGCGAATGTTCTGTCACCAGCAATCTTGATCTTTCTACCGAAGTATCCCACTTCGATTGTTCCAATTGTTGATGC